AAAATTTCAAAATTTTTCATTCACCGCCTCCATTACCACCATTACCCCCGCCACCATTACCGTTACCATTTCCATTACCACCGTCACCATTTCCATTGCCATTTCCATTGCCATTTCCAGAGTCCCCATTTGTGTCATGGTCTCCGTTACCGTTTTTTGATCCGCCACCAAATCTAGGATATCCATAAGACTTTATCTTAACCGACTTCTTAGGTTGGCAAGATTTTGACTTATCGTCAAAGTAATATCCCTTAGGGCATTTGTTTGCTTCACTAAGGAAGTTACCTAAGGATTTCATTAGTTTACAATCATAGTATACCACTCTTCACTCATACCCGTGATGATGTGGTCTGCAGATTCTTGATCTTGAGCGTAACCTTCTTGAATTAAATGCTCAACAACTAAATTATATTTTTCCAGAGCTTCTCTGGTTTCTCTAGGTGTCTGTTTCATTTTAGATATTTTATCCGTATTATTATTTAGATAAAAAAAGAGGGGTCCGAAGACCCCTCTAACACTTCCTTCACACGTAAGGATATTATATCACATAAGGTTCTTAACGGAAACTCTTCTGTAATAGCGGTTCTGGTTAACGTGCAGAGCACCCAGACCTTGGTTGGTTCCCTCAGCGAATGGGTTAGCGACCATGCCGTAGCGGGTCTTAAATCCAATCTTGGGCTGGAAGGAGTTCTCTCCAACGGCACGAACCATTTGGAGGGGAACATATGGGCAATAGAACAGACCAGCGTCATAAGGGGAAGTACCCTTGTAACCGACGACGTAGTACTGATTACCAGGAGTTCCGTTAGCGGAAGTCAGGTTTGCAGCATATGGGTCGATGTAGACACGGAATTTACCCATCAGGGTTCCGGCGAAGGTGTTGCCGGTGTCATCAACGTTCAGGTTAGCGTTGAGTGCAGGGGTGTAATCAAGCACACCAGCCATGGTCAGTGCAGACGCAACGTCAGCAGAACACATGATGATGTTGCCCTTCCCTCTACGAGTTCTTTGTGCGATTGCGTTCGCATCTCTCTCGATTTGGAACAGAAGTCCTTTGAACTTCTCAACAGACCATCTGCCGTTGGAGTCGATATCCAGGTCGAATACGCCAGCGGTAGCGGTGTTCTGTACAGCACCTTGCTCAGCAACCTTATAGATGGTTCTGATGACTTCACGGTTGATCTCAGCCAAAATCTCAGTAGAGAGGATGTTGGCGAGTTCCGCTTCAGCATTCAGACCATGGATTGCCTTGAGGTCTTGTGCCAGTTCCAAAGAGTACTCTGCTTTGAGTGCTCTGGACTTAGCGGTTACGGTGACTTTCTCGATCGAGAATGCCATCTCGTTGAAGGCATTGTTACCAGTGCCATCAAGTGCCTCAGCGTCGTCAGTACGCATACCCTGACCAACTCTGTAGCCGAGGGAAGATGCAGAACCGACTGGGTTAAGAACAGAGGGGTTAGTACCGGACTGAGCGGTAGTACCCATACCAGCGAGAGGATCGGACATGCCGGTCTCTGCGTTGGATGCACTGTCACGACCAGAGAATGCGGAATCTGCTTCGTTGTAGAATGACTCAGTACCAGATTGATTCTGATAGCGTGAGCGCATTGCGAAGATAAGTCCAGTAGGACCGTTCATTGGTTGAACGCCTGCAAGGTCATAAGCGACCAGGTTAGGCATCGAGCGACGGATCAAGGAGATCAGTACGGGGTCGAAACCAGCAACAGGGCCGGATGCAGTAGCAGCGTTGGAGAAACCTTGTGGGTTACCACCAGAGTTGGTGGGTTGCTCAGTCAAGAATGAACCTGACTCAGCGAAAGAATTTTGTTCTCTTAAAAACTTTTCTTGGTTTTCAAGCAGGGTAGCGGTAACAGCTCTCTTGTGAGAATCTTTGATTTCATCAAGACCCTCATAGTTGAGGAGAGGTGCCCACTTTTCCTGCAGATGCTCGGATTGAAACATTTGCTTTGTACCTAATTAATGTTTACGTTTGATTTAATTTTAAATTCAGTTATTTGCTAAATGTTGAAAGAGTTTTCAGGTATGCAGCCATAGAACCTTGTACAGATTCGGGTGAACTGTCAACACCCTCAGAGATGTTCTCTTTCTTAGCTGATGGAGATACTCCTTTTGAAGGGAAATATGATTCCTTCAATGTCTCCAATTTTTCACGATAAGATTCTTCACTTTCAAACTCTACACTTTCGGCAAGTGAAGCGAGCTTCTCTTTCTGAGTCTGTGCAAGACCTTCAGAGACTTGATCTACGATTCCATCAGCAACCGACTCTGCGAGACGCTTGTTAAGGGAAACATTTTTCTCAATTTGCTCGTTGAGTTTTGTTTCCATATCATCTAGTTTTTCTACCATGCTCTCAAGCACATCATATTTTTCTTCAGGGATAGTTACATAATGTTCTTCAAAAAGACTCTTCATTCCAGTGAGGAATGATTCGGTCATCTCGGTCTTGAGACCTGCTTCAACTGCAAGTTGGTTCTCAGTGAACCACTCTTCAGCAACGTACTCAAGATAAGAATCGACACGCTCGTTGAGTTCCTTCTTAATGTCCTCAACTTCTTCAGCAAGAACTTCGGAATAGCGTGCTTCCAGGGATTCTTTGACTTCAGCAACCTTTGCAGTAATTGCTGTTTCAAAGATGGTGCGTGCTTTCTCCTGAAACTCTTCAGAGAGTTCTTCACCTTGGAGAAGAGCAGTGACATCTTCCTCGATGTCATACTCAGCGACGACTTCTTCTTCGACCGTTTCTTCTTCAGAAACTACTTCTTCTTCTGTAGTTTCTTCTTCGGCAACCACCTCATCGGTGACTTCCTGATCTTCTTCGACAACGGCTTCGGTATCGAGTTCTTCCTCTTCTTTCATACCTTTTGCTGCTTCAGCAGATTTAGCACCCTTGGTGACGACATCCTTAACTTGCTTAAGGGAACCGCCGGGGGTTTTAAGTTTTGCTGAATCATCATCAGGTCTGTAGTTATCTGGTGTAGGACCACCAAGATCTTCGTATGAACCTGCGACTGAAGTATCCATTGCGTCCGCTGCGCCTCCTTTGGCATTTACAGCAGTTTTGGATTGCTTTGTGCCTACTTCCATTTCTTGTAAATCTCCACGAGACATTTGAACTCTCCGAACCTTGTACGAATTTAATCTATATTTATTTATAAATTAATAAATTACAATGAATTTAGAAACTCATTGAATAAATTTAACTTATGTTCCTCTAAACGTCTTTGATCAACCAAAGTGTTTATTGACTTTTTAGTATTTGCAGCGAGTTGTTCACGAAGGATACCTCCTTCCCAAACCCACTCCTTTCCTTCCATGATTCCAGAAACAAAAGCATCAGGAGCAGAAGGATCGGCAACGATATCAGCAGCAGTTGCTAACATGAAGTCTTCACCGACTTCCATAACTCCCTCTTTGTTTTGGGAGATTGAACCAATACCACGAGAAGAAACGCCGAGAGTAACACCTTCTTTTAAAAGTGACTCTGCGATTTTACCCATTGGGGTAGAAAGAATTTGTGCTTTTCCAATAAAATTATTGCCTTCTTGCTTAAGAGAAACAATTTTGTGCGAAACTCTATCGAGATTAACGGTAGGACCATCGGGGTGACCCAATTCCCCAAGAGCACGACCTTTAGAAATGTAGTTTTCGGCGTATCTTGCAACCTCTTTTTGCATCGTTGGAAGACGATACATTCTTTGGTTACGATTTACCTTTTCAGTTTGCAGAAAAGGACCCTCAATATAGAGTTTCTTTTCGACACCCTTACCTTCGGTGATAACCTTTACTGATTCAATTTCTTCCCTGATGAGTTTCATTTGTTTATGCTCGTTGAACTTGTTGGAAATAAAGTGCTCCACCGCCACCAGCATCAGCCTTACCTTGAAGAACCGAGATTCTTTGAGACGAGAAAATTGCTGCTCCGGAGTTTGCAGTAAATGCAGTACTAATACCAGAAGTATTGGCCTCAACCGTTATTGAAGTTTGGAAGTTGCCATCAAAACCAGCAGTTGTATTTACTGCAGTAACTTGTGTATTAGAGATTAGAGTGTTGTAATTGGAGTCATTTGCATCAACCATAGTAATTCTGTCACCGATACCAAAAGGCATTTGAGTTCCTTCGGGTGCAGTGATAACTGTGGTTGTTCCTTTTGTAATACTAGCAACTACTTGTGATGCCTTGGTCATTGCAAGAGTTTCGGGTTCGTCTGCAGCAACATAGAAATTTGTAGCAGTTGCAACTGGATCGGTTCCAATTGCAATATGACAACCCTTTACTTTTGCAACAACACGCAATGCATTGGTTTGCACTCTAAAAGCAGAGGACGTTGTTGCAGTTCCAGTGATATTGACGGAAGCTCCCGCTCCTACTGGTCTTATAGTCATTGATATACTTGGGTCATTTATTTTTATTTATAATTACTCTTCAGCATCAACTTCAACATCAGTTTCTTGCTCGGTATCGAACATAGAAAGTGCTACATTTGGCCGAGTATTATCAACCTTTTCAGCAGCCCTGGTATAGAGAACTTCTTTGATTTTATCACTAATGTCAGAGGGTGATTCATCAGCAACAATCATATCCATTAAATCATCCATGAAAATATGTTATAAGAGTAATGTCAAATAGTATTTATAAACTATAAATTTCCTTGATCACGTTGATACTCCAAAAGCATCGCATAAGTCTTATATTTTAATGATTTTAAGTACTCTTGCTCCTCTGCTGGTCGAGCAGGAGATCCTGGCCAAATTTCAATTGAGTAGCAAATGTGATCGTAAAACAAGCGAAGTTCATTAATTCCCATGTTTAATTGAACATACCAATCCATCTCCTCCAGAGGATCATAATCATCAAACTCATCATACATCAGAGTTTTCCGCTAACAAATGCATCACCAACAACTCTTGTATATTTCTCAAGTGTTCCATCTTGTTCACACTTAAGATGCCAACGTGACATTTTTAAAACATCATCATATGTTGCACCAGTAAGAAAATTATCACCATTCTTTTTGACACTGGTGAATAATCCATACCTAGTTTCTTTAATATAGAAAGCATCATCGATCCAATCTACTTCCGCAATCTCTGGATGTATATTAGTAGTTTCAGTCAAATTAAATTTGCCCTCCTTTTGGCATTTCTGGTACTTCGGTTGATTGTGCCTGTACTTCTAAATCAGGTTCCACAACTGGTTGACCAAGATCCATTGGTTCACCAGTCTCGGGATCAACTGGTTGAGCCATAGGATCTGGAATAATTCCGTCTTTAATTTCCTTATCAATAAGTTTATCTTGCTCAATAATATCCATATCAGTTTGACGCAAGATCTTACGTCTAATATAATCCTGTGAGTAATACTTGCCAACATATGGTTCTGCAGTTGCAACAAGAGCAAGTCTCTCATTCATCAATTCTGCTTCTTTTAGTTCAGAGAAATGATTATCGTAGAGGAAATCATATTGAATATGCTCACTCATAGCCTCCCAATCTTCAGGAGTAATTACATTCTTTAGGATTAATTGTGTCTTCAGCATGTCATTAAACATGTTGGAGAATCTCTTTCTCAAACGACCAACAAACTTAGTGAACTTAAGTTCATCTCTTAAGATCTCAGAAGATCTCCCCAAGTTAAACCCACCTTCTCCATCCATTCGTGATGGTGGGACGTTAAGCGAACGGTAGA